CATATCACCTGAAGCGAAACAACGCATGCAGGCGGCTGAAGATCGGATGATGGAGATTGACAACGATCTTAGTGATTATTTTTTCAGTCTTCCTTTTTTTCCAACTGACCTTTTTTACCGCCTCCGTGGTCCAGTAGCCAGGAAGGCTGTGGCGGGGGACGCGGAAGCAATGGTTGAGCTCGATGAGATGGAGCTGCCTCCCAACATTAAGCAGCTTGCGTTAGAGTTTGGTGAGCAAAAGAACGAGTACCAGAAGTATGCAAAGCAGGCACGTAGGATGGAAAAGCCGAAGTTTGACGGTTACAACATTCCAGGTGGAACGAACGCCAGAGAGATCTATTTGACGTTGCCTGGTTCAGAGAAAAAGTTTGAGGCTCCCGGTGCCCACGCCGTGAGCCCTGAGGCGGACAAAAACCGTCTTGCCCATATTTTCCTTGATGAGCGTAAAGACGCCAAAGGCAACAACGTGTTGTTTGTGCAGGAGCTACAATCCGACTGGGCGCAGCAGGGTAGAGACAAAGAGTTTTACGACTATCCCGTACCAAACAGAAGAAATGACCCTGAGTGGGTAGCTTTAGATGACAGGCGTAGAGACCTTTACAACGAGTACAACCAGAACAGCGGTAACACTGAACTTCAGGAAAGAATCCGCCCTGAGATGGAAAAAATAAAGAGGCAGTTGGCCGTCTTAGATCGCAAGTATGACGAAGAGTTTATGAAGGTAAAAGATAAACTGCGTTCAGCCCCTTTTATTACCAACACCGAAGACTGGCTCAACCTCGCACTCAAGCGCGTGATCAAAGAAGCGGTGGACAATGACATTGACACGGTGGCCTTTATCAAGGGCGGACAAGCGGCGGACAAGTACAGCCTAAGGACCTTTGTAGATTATATTGCAGCGGACAGAAAAACTACTTCTGGAGATGACTTGTACGTTTCCATCAACCCCAAGGATTCTCTTAACCCTCATAATTTTTACGTGGGCCCGGACGGGGTTATTAAAGAGCCTATTTCCGCTGACGTTAGAAGCAAGTTTTTAGGAGAACCGCTTTCTAAGGTCATTGGTAAAGAAGCGGCTGAAAAACTTCTGTCAACTAAAACAGGTGAATCGCAGGTTTTAAGGGATGAGGGCTTAACATTTGGCGGCAAAGGCATGGAAGGCTTTTACGACAACATTCTTCCAAAGACCGCAGAAAAACTTTTGAAGAAGCTTGGCGGTGGGAAGGTTGAACAAGTAGATATTGGCGGCAGCTCTGAAAAATCTTTTGGAGTGTCGTTTGATACCGCGTCCAAAAAATGGGAAGCTAACCTCGACAACAAACCGATTGGCTTTTTTGCTACAAAAGAAGAAGCACAAGCAGCAGCGCAGGCTGCTTATGATAAAGAAAAAATTTCACACCTCGGCTTCAAGATCACGCCCGAGATGAAGGAGATGGTGAAGACGGAAGGCCTGCCGAAGTTCGCAGCCGGCGGCGAAGTAACGGACTTCATTAAGCGCGCGGCATGAAAACCATCGTCCACGTGAACCAGCATGTGATCAAGTCCAACCTAAAGTCAGGTGAAGTGGACCCGGTCTTGACAGTTAAGACATACAAAACCAATACTTACGCCCATGAAGTTGAGATCACGGGCCCGTGTAAAGTGATCTACAGCCCGGATAAGCCGCTATCATGTGGTGCTAGGGTTTGGATAGAGACGCAGTCGGAGGTTATTCCGGTTGTTAGACAAGAGGAAACGGCATTATGCCCATCGATAAGGTAGTCAATGAAGCTCCAGTGCTTGACGTGGTGGTCACGTCAGAAGAAGAAACCCTCCCGGACATCGAGATCATTCTTGAAGAGGATGGTAGTGCGACGGTGGAGATCGGTGAAGAGGACTCAAGCAGCGTTGATTTCTATGCAAATCTAGCAGACGTTGTTGACCCCGACGTTTTGGGCTTGATTTCGTCTGAGCTTGGGCAGATTTTCGATGCCGACAAGTCCTCTCGGCAGGACTGGGAGCAGATGTACGCTAAAGGTTTGGACCTTCTTGGCCTAAAAATAGAGGAAAGAACAAAACCTTTCCGTGGTGCGGCCGGTGCTACGCACCCAATGCTGACAGAATCCATTGTCCAGTTCCAGGCGCAGGCCATGAAGGAGCTGATGCCCTCGGGTGGCCCGGTAAGAACGCAGGTTTTGGGCAAGGAAACGATTGATAAGGCGCAGCAAGCGGCCCGTGTTCAGGATTTCATGAACTACCAGATCACAACGGTGATGGAAGAGTACACACCGGAGTTCGATCAGGCGCTTTTCTACCTTGGTTATGGCGGTTCGGTCTTCAAAAAGGTCTATTTTGACCAGCAATTGGACCGTATGGTCAGCAAGCTGTGCTTGGCCGATGACATTTACATCCCTTACACCGGCTCCAGCGTCGTTTCGCAGTGCAACAGGATCACGCATCGCATTGCGATGGACTCAAACGAGTTCAAAAAGCGTGTTTTGGCGGGAGAATACATTGATTACGACACGCCTCCTGAGGATCAAGACTCTAATCAAAACCAAATTCAAAAGGCTGTGGACAGAATTACGGGCATTCAGCCTACGAGTGAAGCAGAAGAGATCTTCTTGCTCGAATTCCACATTAATTTGGACCTTTTGGGCTTCGAAGACTTGGATGCAGACGAAGAACCCACCGGAATCAAGCTTCCTTACGTGGTTACGATGGAAGAAACCGGCGCCAGGATCGTTGGGATCCGCAGAAACTGGAACGAAGAGGACTCGTTAAAGCGCCGCAAGGAGTATTTCACCCATTACGTGTTGATTGAAGGCCTTGGGGCGTATGGCTTGGGCTTTGTTCACCTGATTGGTGGGTTATCCAAGGGTGCAACGAGTGCATTGCGCCAGCTTTTGGACGCTGGTACGCTTTCAAACTTACCGGCTGGATTTAAAGCGCGTGGGGCGCGGATCTCGGACGACGACAATCCCATCCAGCCGGGTGAATTTAGGGATATTGACGCAGGAGGCGCGGAGCTTTCTGCATCTCTCATGCCTTTGCCGTACAAGGAGCCTTCGCAGACGTTGTTTGCGCTGCTTGGATTCTTGGTGGAAGCCGGACGGCGGCTCGCTAGTATTGCTGACATGCAAGTGGGCGATGGTAACCAGATGGCTGCGGTTGGAACAACGCTTGCGTTGTTGGAGCGCGGTTCAATGGTCATGTCTGCAATCCACAAACGGCTGCATTATGCTCAAAGTATCGAATTCCGAATGCTTGCGCGGGGGTTTGGCGAATATCTCCCGGATGAGTACCCTTACGAGGTCCCAGGCGCAAGCCGCAAGATCAAGAAGAAGGATTTCAACAACATGGTGGCGGTTTTGCCTGTGGCAGACCCCAACATCTTTTCTACGGCGCAGCGAATTACGCTTGCCCAAACGCAGTTGCAACTAGCGCAGTCTGCGCCTCAGATGCATAACATGTATGAGGCGTATTACAGGGTGTATGCGGCGTTGAACGTGCGGGATATTGATGGGATTTTGCGCCCGCCTCAGACACAGCGGCCGAGGGATCCTGCATCGGAGAATTCCGATGTGTTGAACATGATGCCTTTGAAGGCGTTTGCTGGGCAGCAGCATGATGCGCACCTGGCGGCGCACCTTTTGATGGGCATGTCCCCGATGTTGCAGGCCAATCCACAGGCTGCGATGGTTCTGCAGCAGCACATGCTGGAGCATATCCGCTTGAAGGCTGAAGAGGCGGTGGAGGCAGAGCTCTTCCAGCAGTACGGCACGGACCCTGACCGGATGGTGTCGGTCATTCAGAAGGAAGGCATGGTTGCGTTGAAGGTGGCCGAGTTCACGATGCAGACCAAGGACATGCAGGCGCAGCTTGCCGGTGGTGAGGGTGCGGTGGATCCTGTGGTGCAGTTGAAGGAGCAGGAGCTGCAGATCCGGGCGGCCAACGACCAGATGGATAACCAGATTGACCAGCAGCGTTTGCAGATCGAGCAACAGAAAGCGGCCGAGACGGCGCGAGCCAATGAGGCAAGAGTGGATTCACAGGAGAACATTGCACAGCTTCGTGCAACCGTTGCCCGTGAGCGTCTAAACCAGGTCCAAGGAGCCCAGAATGCCCCTAAAGCGAGGTAAGAGTCAGAAGGTAGTGAGCGGCAACATCGGTGAGATGGTGCGCAGCTATTCAAAAACGGGTAAGATCGGCGCCAGTAAGCCCAAGTCAAAGGAGAAAGCTATTAAACAGGCAACTGCGATAGCCCTGGCAGAGGCGGGAAAGTCGCGCAAGCCGGTGAAGGCGAAAGAAGGTGGGGCTTTCATGGTGGTGAAGAAAAAAGATGGGAATAGGCCTGTCAAGATTTATTAAGCCTTTCGGACGGTGGCTTTGAACCGTCTGCTTACATGGAAAGACCATGCTGCAATACACCGAAGCGTTGCTTAGAGAGATAAGAAAGCTTAGAGCAGATACGGAAGCGATTGTGCTTAACGGCACGATTACCGATATGGAACGGTATCGCTTCTTGATGGGTCGCCTGGAAGGCTTAAAGCTAAGTGAAGACGCAGCACGGGATTTGGCTGCGAAATACACGTCCGATCTTTAACCCCAAAAGGAGAAACCCTTGGAAGAAGCAACCCTAACCCCGTTGGAACAAAAGTGGCAGCAAGAAAAAGACGAGCGGGGTCCTAGTCTGGATGATGCGTACGACGAAAACGGCCGGTTTGAGCCTGCTGAGCTTGAGGATGTGGTGAAAAGCCGTATTCCAACACCCACTGGGTGGCGGATTGCCATTTTGCCTTATCGCGGCGCAGAGAAGACCAAGGGCGGCATTGTCCTGTCTGAGGAGACGCAAAAGCGTACGCAATTGGCGACGGTCTGCGGGTACGTCTTGAAAGTGGGGACTTTGGCTTACATGGATGAGACCAAATTCCCGACCGGCCCTTGGTGCAGGGAGGGCGACTGGGTAATCTTTGGCCGTTATGCGGGTTCAAGGATTGGTATCGATGGCGGCGAAATCCGTATCTTAAATGACGATGAAATCATTGGTCGTGTGAACGACCCTGAAGACATCCTTCACATGTAAGAGGTGAATATGATTAACGATGATCAGATGGAATTTAAAATAGGTGAAGACGAGCAGGCGGCCGACGTTGAGGTTAATGACGAGACGGGCGAAGCGAAGCTTCAGACACAAGAACAGGCACCTATCGTAGAGCAAGCGTCTGGCCAGCAAGAGGAAGAGCTTGAGCAGTACAGCGATAAGGTCAAAAAGCGCATTGACAAAATGACCGCACGGTTGCGCGAGGCGCAGCGGCGGGAAGATGCGGCTTTGGAGTACGCAAAGAACGTCCAATCGCAGCTTAACCAGGCTAACCAGCGCTATCAGACATCCGATCAACATCGAATGGCCGAGGCCAAGAGCCGGATCGAAACACAGGCTGTCGCCTTAAAACAGATTGTTCGTAAAGCCCGTGAAGAGGGGGACATGGACACGGAGATGGAGGCGCAGGAGCGTTTGTCGCAGCTTGTTGTGGAGCAAAAGCAGCTTCAGAACTATGAAGCGATGGCTCAGCAACGTGCTGCGCAACCGCAGCCACAAGCCGTTCCACAGCAAGAGGCACGTCCTCAACAGCCTTCCAGGCCAGATCCAAAAGCCGAGCAGTGGGCCGAGGACAACCCTTGGTTTGGCAAAGATACTGTCATGACACACGCTGCCTGGGGCATTCACCGTCAACTTGTTCAAGAAGAACGTGTTGACCCGCAGTCAGACGAGTATTATGATGAGTTAAATCGCAGACTTAGGGAAACTTTTCCACAAAAGTTCTCTCAATCTGCACAGAACTCCAGGTCAGCGAGATCCGCGCAAGCCGTTGCACCTGCAAACCGGTCTTCCGGTGTCAATTCAGCGCGCCGCACTGTCCGGCTAACACCGAGTCAGGTTGCGATTGCCAAGAAACTAGGCGTTCCTCTTGAGGAATACGCTAAATACGTGAAGGATTAAAAATGGACCAAATCGGTAAAGTGCCTGAAATCAAACGTGCTACTCGTTCCACGGAAACTCGTGAGACAGAAACACGCCGCAAGCCCTGGGCCCCTCCTTCGAGATTGGACGCTCCCCCGGCACCTCCGGGATACAAGCATCGATGGATTCGCGCTGAAGTCGCAGGACATCAAGATCGGAATAATGTTGCCGGCAAGCTCCGGGAAGGTTATGAGCTCGTAAGAGCCGATGAATATCCTGACTTTGTCGCCCCTTCGAGTGATGATGGCAAACATGCCGGCATTATCGGCGTTGGAGGTTTGCTGTTAGCGAGGATCCCAGAAGAGACGGTTGAAGAGCGCAATGCGTATTACCGAAGTCGAGCGAAGGACCAAGTTGAGGCAGCCGACAATGACCTACTCAAAACAAATGCTCACGACAGCATGCGGATTGACAGGCCAGTGCGGCAGTCAAAAGTACAATTCGGCGGCCCTAAGGCCGGTTAAATTAATTTCTGTAAAGGAACCATAAAATGGCTAACGTAGACAAAGCCTTTGGTCTCCGAGCTCTCGGTAACCTGTCCGCCACTGGCGGTCAAAAGCAGTACGGTTACGAGATTGCGGATAACCAATCAGGCGCTATTTATCAGGGTGACCTTGTCACCATTTATGATGGCTACCTCGTTAAGTTCGCTCCTGCCAGCCACACGGCTGCAGTTGGCGTGTTCAACGGATGTCAGTACATCGACCCCACCACTGGCAAGCCCACGTGGAAAAACTACTACCCCGGTTCGGTGAACATCACCCAGGGCAAGATCATCGCTGACGTTATTGATGATCCCAACCAGCTGTTCATCATCCAAGCCGACGAGGACATCGTTGCTGCTGATGTTGGCAAGAACGCTGACGTCGTTGGTACGGGCGGTAGCACCACTACTGGTGTTTCCACAATGGAACTTGACTCTTCAACCGTTGCAAACACTGCAGCATTGAACCTTAAGATCGTTGGCCTGTACGACGTTCCCGGTAATGCTTACGGTGACTTTGCTGTGGTTGTGGTCAAGATTAACGAACATCTTTATGGCAGCGCTGGTGTTGCCGGACAAGGAGCTTAATCATGGCAATTTCACGCGCACAACTAGTTAAAGAGCTTGAGCCCGGTCTCAATGCGCTCTTTGGCCTTGAGTACCAAGGCTACGAAAACGAGCATGCCGAAATCTACGACATCGAATCCTCTGACCGTGCTTTTGAAGAGGAAGTGATGCTCTCCGGTTTTGGTGAGGCTCCTGTTAAGACCGAAGGTGCTGGTGTTTCTTACGACCAAGCGCAGGAAGTCTACACAGCTCGCTACACCCACGAGACGATCGCTCTTGCTTTCTCTCTGACGGAAGAGGCTGTTGAAGATAACCTGTACGACCGTCTGGCTGCTCGCTACACACGTGCCCTGGCCCGTTCGATGGCCACCACGAAGCAGATTAAGGCTGCCGCCGTTCTTAACGGCGCTTTCGACACCTCTATCGGTGGCGACGGCAAGCCTCTCTGTGCTTTGGATCACCCCACCCTCGGTGGCCCCGATCTAAAGAACGAGCTCACCACGCCTGCTGACCTCAGCGAGACTTCCCTTGAGCAAGCCCTTATTGACATCGCCGCCTTCACAGACGAGCGTGGCCTTAAGATTGCTGTTCAGGGCGTCAAGTTGATCATCCCTAAGGAACTCCAGTTCACTGCAGATCGCATCATGAAGTCGACCCTCCGTGTTGGTACAGCGGACAACGACATCAATGCCCTCCGCAACATGGGCATGATTCCCCAGGGCTACACTGTGAACCACTACCTGACCGATACAGAAGCCTTCTTCATCAAGACGGATGCTCCTAACGGCATGAAGATGTTCCAGCGTGTTGCAATCAAAACTGGCTTCGAAGGTGACTTCGACACCGGTAACGTCCGTTACAAGGCACGTGAGCGCTATAGCTTCGGCTTTAGTGATGCCCGTGGTATCTTCGGATCCCCCGGCGCGGCCTAAGCAGCAAGAAAAAGGGGGCGACACGCCCCCTTTTTTGTTTTATTATTCAAACACTAGGATTTAATACCTGTACAGACTGACCTAGCAGACATAGTAGAGACGGTACGGGGATGTGCTACTACACGAAAGGAGCCTTCAATGGCCTCAACAACTTTTTCTGGTCCAGTTACGTCTACCAATGGTTTTGTTGGCGCAGTAACAGGTAATGTCACAGGTGATGTAACCGGCGACATTGTCAAGCTTAATGTTGTCGCAGTCGGCTCACTCCCTGCCGCTGCCGCAGGTAATGCTGGAACCATCTACTACGTTTCGGGCACGACTTCCGGAAACACCATTGTCTTCTCTAATGGAAGCGCAAACATTGACCTCGTTACTGGGGTTGCCGTCGTAGCAGCCTAATAGGGGGTTATTATGAGCTCTAGCAATATAAGCTCGGTTACCAAGACAGCGGATGCGGCTGCAATCAGTGGCCGCACTCGTGTGGTAGGTATTTACTACACCTGCACAGGTACGGGGTCCTCGTTTTCCTTAAAAAACGGCTCAACAAGCGGTGGAACTGCACTTGTAAGCATAACAACCCCTGGTGCTGCAGGCGGTTACGACATTATGATTCCAGACATGGGCATCTTGTTTGACTCAGGTGTCTTTGTTGACGTTGGGGATGTCAATGTCACAAGCGTAACGCTCTTCTTCCAGGGCGGCGCTGCAGCCTAATGGCTTCCAGCAAGGGCATGGGCATCAAAACCTCGGTGAAGTCGGGTAATTTCGGACCCACCAAGGCAGGTGCCGGCATGACCGAGAAAGGGGTAAAGGCTTTTCGCAAGGCCAACCCCGGCTCCAAGCTCAAGACAGCTGTTACGGAAGACAAACCCTCTCCAGCAAGGGCTGCTCGACGCAAGTCCTTCTGCGCTCGCTCTGCGGGTCAAATGAAGAAATTTCCCGAGGCTGCCAAAGATCCGGACAGCCGTCTTCGTCAAGCGAGAAAAAGGTGGAAGTGTTAGATCATGGAAATGATGCTATGGAACGTTGCGCTCAGCTTCGTGGTAGGAATCATGGTTTTCCTGCTTAAGGGCAAGTTTGATGAGCTGAACAGGATCAGCATCCTGTTGAACCGAACCCGTGAAGAAATGGCACGGGATCACATCACACGAGCTGAGTTTAGGCAAGACATGCAACAGATCCTGGATCGGTTTGATCGGCTAGAATACAAGATTGATCGAATGATATCGGAGCACAAACATGTCTAAAAAACCCCCAGGCCTTTATGCAAATATTGACGCTAAGCGCAAGCGTATCGCTGCTGGATCGGGCGAGAAAATGCGCAAACCCGGAACAAAGGGCGCGCCTACAGCGATGGCCTTTAAGAAATCGGCCTTAACGGCCAAAAAACCTAAGAAAAGGGGTTAATCATGGTTGGACGTGGAATGGGTGCTGCAACTAAGGGTGGTGGTGCTGTTGAGTCGGGTCCCAAGAACAAGATGGTTTCTGAGACCAGCACGAAGACAGGCCCCGTGATGATGGCTAAAGGCGGTATGGCCAAGAAGATGATGGCCGGTGGCGGCATGATGAAGAAGGGCTATGCTGCTGGTGGTGCTGTTAAGAAGAAAATGATGGCAGGTGGTGGCGCGGTACGCGGTAAGTAATGGCGTATTTGATTAGCAACATCCCGTACTTTAAGTGCTGGGTGAGGCGTGAGTTCACGCACATGCATCAGAAGTATCATGGGGAGTACCTGCATGCTATGGCAATTGCGGTCAACTCCATGCCAGATCGGTCATTAAGCTTTCAGCTTGTTTTTACTGGGTGTGAGAGTGATGCGGACGGTTCGGAAAACGTCCATGGTGGGGCGATGTGGGCCAGGATGCCGATTACGGCGCTGGTGGGTGACATTACCCTAGAAGAGTGGCCCGAGCGCATGCCGACGCATTTGGCGCAGCCTTGGGACTGCCCTTCGCATCATCACACGGTGATTAAGCTTGCCAGGACATCTCCGAGCCCCTGGAAGTGCAAGATTGCTGGGGAGTTTTATACCGGTCGCTACCTGTTTACGGTAGACTATGCGGAGAGTGAAGTGGCGGATTGCCCGTCTCAGCACAAACAAAGCCATGTGCTGATTTTGACGGATGCCGGGAAGTGGACTGGGAACATTGTGGCTTTGCCGAACAACCGTGTTCGAGCAACGAGCCCTGCATATTGGGAGACCGGAAGCGGCGCCCCTGATTTCAGGCCCAGCCAGTGGATTCATTGTGCAGAGCAGGATGACAGCTACATGGACCCAACGGTGACTTTTGACAACTTGTACAACGACGAATGACAACTTCCGGCACGACCGATTTTAACCTCAGCATAGATGATGTAGTTGAGGAGGCGTTTGAGCGCTGCGGAATGCGGATGACCTCGGGTTATCAGCTTACTTCTGCTCGCCGGTCGTTAAATCTTGTCTTCTTGGATTGGGCCAACAGGGGCTTAAACCTTTGGACAATTGAGCAGCAGACCTATGCTTTGACGGCTGGAGTGGCGGACATTACGCTGGATCCAGACACGGTGAACGTGCTTTCTGCGGTTATTCGGGACACGTCCCAGGGGCAGCAGACAGACATTACGATTGACCGGATTAGCCGTGAAGAGTACTTGAACATCCCGGATAAAACGACGCAGGCAAGACCTGCACAGTACTATGTCCAGCGGGCTAACACGTTCAAGGTCTTCTTGTACCCGGCCGCTGACCAGGCCTACACATTTGTGTACTACCGGATACGGCGTATTCAAGATGCGGGGAACTACACCAACACGGCAGACGTGAACTTCAGGTTCCTGCCTTGTATGGTCTCTGGTTTAGCCTATTACTTGGCTTTGAAGTTCGCGCCCGAGCGCGTCACGGCCTTGAAGGCGTTTTACGAAGAGGACTTCCAACGGGCAGCTCTGGAAGACCGCGACACAGCAAGTGTGTCGTTTGTGCCGGATTACGGGGAGTGAAATGGCTTTCGCGACCGGTAAATTCTCTTTTGGTCTGTGCGATTACTGCGGCCAACGCTATCCGTTTAATGTCTTAAAGAAGAACTGGCGTGGATTTAAGGTCTGCCCAGAGGATTACGAGCCCAAGGAGCCACAGCTTGAGCCTTTGAAGTACAAGGGCGATGCCATTGCGCTTTTAGAGCCGCGTCCTGACCGCATCGAGCCTGTGTCCGTGTTTGTTGGAACGCCTGGGTTTTCGTCGTTTCAGAGCATTGGCACAGCCAACAATGGAATTAACATGACGCCGGACGCATTGAATAAGGCCTTGTTTATGAGCATAAAAATTAGCCCGGTATCGGTGGTGATCACATGACCTATGACGAGCTCGTAACCAACATTCGTAATTACACGGAGGTAGACAGCAACGTCTTCTCCAATTCGGTCATTAACACGTTTATTACGATGGCCGAGAACCGCATTTTGAGGGACATCGACCTTGATGTTTTCAAGCAAGAGGACACGGGCACCCTTAGTGCAGGTAATCGATTTTTAGAGGCCCCTTCTACCATTCTCACCCATCGCTATCTGATGGTTGTTGTTGGCGATGACAGGATCTTCTTAGACTTTCGTGACAATTCGTTTATCAGAGAGTATTGGGCCGATTACACAGAGACCGGTGTTCCCAAGTATTACGCGGTATGGGATCAAAACACTTTTCAAGTGGCGCCTACACCGGCTCAGAGCTACACAGTGCAGATGGGCTATATCTACCGGCCCGCACAGCTTTCTGCCTCTAATACAACCACATGGGTCAGCATTAACGCCCCTGAGGCGCTTTTATACGCCTGCTTAATTCAGGCCTACAGCTACACCAAGGGGCCTTTGGAGATGCTTCAGTACTTTGAAAACAGCTACAAACAGGCCGTTCAGGGTGTGGGTGTCGAGCAGACTGGACGCCGTCGTCGTGACGAATACCGTGATGGCATGATCCGAGTGCCTATTAAATCCGCCTCACCAGGACCCTGACCATGGCATTTAGTGGAAATTTTGTTTGTGATTCGTTCAAAACAGAGCTTTTTGAAGGCGTTCACACGTTTGGGGTAGGTGGAGACCAGTTCAAAATCGCCCTGTACGACAACAATGCCTCGTTTAACGCATCGACCACAGCCTATACCACGGCTAACGAAGTGGCCGCCACGGGCACGTACACGGCGGGCGGGGGCAATCTAACGTCCTTGCCGCTGGATCTTTCAAGCAACACGGTGCTGGTGGACTTTGCGGATATTTCGTTTACTGGCGTGACCTTCACGCCTTTTGGTGCTTTGATTTACAACTCGTCGGTTTCGGGAAATCCGGCGGCGTTTGTTCTCGACTTTGGTGGTCCAAAACAGGCCATTAGCGAGGTTTTTACGATTGTTTTCCCGCCGTTCACGCTTACCCAAGCGTTTGTACGACTTGCATAAGGTAGAAAGCATGCCCTTCACAGGCCAAACCCCAACTCTTTTGATTAAGCCCATTCGCCCTCCTGAAAAGGATATTTACAAAACGATGTGGGATAAGCCTGAGTATCGGGTTGTTTCGCCTGGGGAGATGGTTGCTAAGGAGTTCTTGCGTCAAGCCAAGCCGGTGCCTAATTCGTCGGTCATTGACCTGGGTTGTGGGACAGGGCGGGGGTCCAAGGCCCTATCTCTTTTTGGGAATCTGGATATAACGGCGGTGGACTTTGCCAGCAACTGCTTGGACGAGGATGTTCAGGAGCTTGTGGATAAAGGTGTGATTAAGTTTGTTGAGCATGACTTGACCAAGCCTTTAGACCTACGGGCCACCTATGGATTTTGTACGGATGTGCTTGAGCATATACCGACCGAGGATGTGGATAAGGTTCTGGATAACTGCTTGAACGCTTGCCAGAATGTCTTTTTCCAGATTGCTACAGAAGACGATGTGATGGGCGCTTTGATTGGGCACCCCTTGCATTTGACGGTTAAGCCCTATAGCTGGTGGCTTCAAAAGTTTGCTGAAAAAGGGTGCAAGGTTATGTGGTCCCAGGAGACATCTGGGAATGTGCTGTTTTATGTCAGCGCCTGGAAGACCGCTAAAGACTTCTTAAAGACCTGCAAAATCTCCACGCCTGATGAGATTATCGTAAACAACGTCAAGCACAGCCTGGATATTGAGGGCTTGAACAAGGTTTTCCACCACCCCGAGAACGACGTAGAGGCGATGATTGTAGGCGGAAGCCCGTCGCTAGCCAAGAATATTGAGAAAATCCGTGAGCTTCGTGAGCAGGGCGTCAAGCTGATTGCTATGAACGGGGCTTACAAGTACTGTATTGACCAAGGCATTAAGCCTTCGGCGCTGGTGATTGTGGACCCTCTGGAGCATAACGCCCGGTTTGCCGACCCGATTATTGACGATTGCAAATACTTTATTGCGTCGCAGTGCCACCCAAAAGTCTTTGAAAAGGTACCCAAGGACAGGACCTACATCTGGCACACGGGGGTGGAGAAGATCAAAGAAATCCTTGAAGAAAGGAAAGAGCCGTATGTTCCCGTGCCTGGTGGATCAACGGTTCTCTTGAGGACTATCCCTCTTTTCCGTATACTGGGCTTCAAACGTTTCCATGTTTTCGGCTGCGATTCATGCCTAGAAGATGGGGCGCACCACGCTTACGCACAAAAGGAAAATGACGGTCAAGTCATCATTCCAATCACCGTAGGCAACAAGGTTTTTTACTGCAATCCGTGGATGCTTTCTCAGGCCCAAGAGTTCATTGATATGGTCAAGCTGTTTGGCGACCATTTGGAGCTGGAAGTCTACGACGGTTTGCTTCGTCACATTTTGGAAACTGGCGCATTACACGCCGACTTAAAGGAGCAATGACATGGCTGCTGCTGCATGGAGACTTTACGCTAAAGCTAAGGAATATATTGGCGATGGCACGATTACGCTGGGGACCGGTGGTTTTAAGATGGCCCTTTTTCGTGGTTCGAGCAACACCTCGACCATAACCCTTTCAACTCTGGCTTCCGTGACGGTTCAGGCCAGTGGCGGTGCCTACACTGCTGGCGGTAAATATCTGGCGCCTTCTGCCGGTACTTGGACGCTTTCTGGTTCAACGGTTACGTTTGACTACACCACGCTGGGAATTACTTTCACGGCCTCGGGTTCTAATATTAGTGCGGTTCAGTATGCGGTGATCCACAATTCGGCAGGCAAACTTCTTTGCTGGAGCAAACTTTCTGCGTCGGCTTTCAGCGTTGCTGATCCTAACACCCTGACCGTTCTGCCTGCTGCGACTGGTGTATTTACACTAACCTAAGAGGTCTAAATGGCCGCTGGCTGGGGAATAGTACCGTTTGGCGCTGGTGACTGGGGGTCGGAAGGTACGGTTCTCCCAGGCGCAGGTAGTGTTGCGCTTACTGGACAGGTTCCACAGCTTTTAAGCGGTACTGTTATACAACCTGATGCAGGGTCCTTGACTGCATCGGGGGCGGCTCCGACGGCTATTACTGGAGTTGTTGTAGGCCCAGGCGCTGGAGCAGTTGCGTTTACGGGTGCGGTTCCCACGCTGTTAGAGGGTAAGGTATTTATCCCCGGCACAGGTACCTTAACTCTTGCTGGGCAGCAGGTTGGTGTTGCATTTACTGTTACGCCACCGGCTAATTCGTTAAGTATTACGGGGCAGATTCCAAGGATTTCAACCTCGGTTGAAAGAACACCGGCAGTAGGATCCTTGTCGTTATCCGGTCAGATTCCGGGCCAAGCAACAACAGTAACACCGAGTACAGGGTCGGTTTTAGCAACAGGGCAGATCCCAGGCCAAGCAACAACAGCTACACCTGGTGTCGGATCGGTTGCAATTACAGGCCAAGTACCAGAGCTTTCTTCTGGAACACCAGCTTTCCCAGCGGCGGGAAGTTTGACGCTAACGGGGGCTGCACCAGCTTTATTGAATGGGCAAGTACGAATACCCCCATCAGGAGCCTTGAATGTCGTCGGGTTTGCTCCTGCAACGAACCGTGTTGTACCACCTTCTGGATCGCTTTCTATTGTCGGGCGGATACCGATTGTGCCTTTTGAAAGGGTACTTACAATACCGTCTGGAAGTATGTCGATTGTGGGCAGCGCACCTGTACTGAAGAACCCCAACTGGGTTAACATTGATGACAGTCAGACCGCCAATTGGGTCGCTGTAGCAGCTTAAAGGAACCGAAAAATGGCAAGTACCTATTCCACCAATCTAAAGATCGAGCTGATCGGCACTGGCGAACAAGCCGGAACGTGGGGCACGACGACAAACAGTAACCTGGGCACCGCCTTAGAACAGGCGATTGTCGGTAAAGCTGACGTTACGATGTCAAGCACCACGATCACGCTCACGCTAACTAACTCAAACGCAGCTCAAGACGCACGGGCCATTTACCTCAATCTGACGGGTTCTCCTGGTGGCGCTGCTGTTCTTGAGGTCCCAGCGGTTCAAAAGCCCTATATTGTTAAGAACGGCTCGGACCAGCAGGTCACGATCAAAGTCTCTGGTCTAACTGGTGTGCCCATCCCCACGGGTAAAACGGCGCTTGTTTACAACAACGGCACCGATGTCGTTACAGCAATTGACTTCATCCCCTCTCTTGTTCTTGGAGCTGCGCTTCCTGTGGCCTCCGGCGGTACGGGGATCACGGCATTTGGTACAGGGGTGGCGACGGCTTTAGGTGTCAACACGGGATCGGCTGGGGCGTTTGTTGTTAATGGTGGCGCTCTTGGAACACCTTCTTCTGGAACACTGACAAACGCCACGGGCCTGCCTATTGCAACCGGTGTGTCTGGGCTTGGTACTAACGTAGCTTCTTTTCTAGCAACGCCCTCTTCGTCTAACTTAGCAGCGGCGGTAACCGATGAAACGGGTTCAGGCTCTTTAGTCTTTGCAACCTCTCCCACGCTGGTCACGCCCGTCCTTGGAACCCCAACATCCGGGACACTCTCGGCCTGTACGGTAGACGGAACAGATGCGGTTGGCTTTAGAAACACCCCAGTTAACTCCCAGTCTGCGGATTACACCTTGTTGCTTGCGGATTCTGGTAAGACGATTTTCCACCCTGCTGCGGATACCAATGACCGTACATTTACAATCCCTGCTAACTCAAGTGTTGCTTATGCGGTGGGTACGGTTGTGACCTTTATAAACCTATCTGCAAATGCGCTTACGATTGCGATTACGACAGACACGATGTATTTAGCCGGAGATGGTTCTGTTACTAGCCGAACCCTTGCAGAGTATGGTGTTGCGAGTGCGGTGAAGGTTGCTAGTACGAGCTGGGTTATCAGCGGCAACGGTCTTACTTAAGGCAAAACCATGACAGGTATTCTTAATGCTTTACTGGGGTTCTTAAAGCCGGGTGGTGCTGGCCCCTACACAATCATCCAGACCTTTACTGCTTCTACGACATGGGTATGCCCTGCGGGTGTAACAGAGGTGGAGTATTTGGTTGTTGCTGGTGGAGGTGGCGGGGGTGGAAATGTAGGTAGTGGCGGTGGTGCGGGAGGATTTAGAACTGGAACTGCTTTTGCCGTTGTCGCTGGCACTTCATACACTGTTACGGTCGGTAGTGGTGGGGCTGCGCCGGGTGGCTCAACAAACGGCATAGCAGGCAACAATTCAGTATTTAGCACAATTACCTCTGCGGGTGGTGGTCGTGGTCTTACATACGGAACGAGTGGGGCTGGTGGTTCTGGTGGTTCTGGTGGGGGAGGAACTTCGGCTGGCGGGACTGTAACTGGTGGGTCTGGGAACACTCCATCTGTCTCTCCATCACAAGGGTCAAACGGAGGCAACGGTGGTTCAGCAGGTGGTAATTCTGGTGTAGGTGGTGGGGGCGGCGCAAGCGCAGTCGGCTCTAACGGGTCTGGTTCATATCCGGGCAGTGCTGTTGCTGGTAATGGTGGCAACGGAACAACTTCTACAATTTCTGGCTCATCTGTAACCTATGCTGGTGGCGGTGGTGCTGGTATGTGGCCTTCGGAATCGGGGCCAGCAGGTACGGGCGGCGCAGGTGGTGGTGGTGGTGGAAGCAAGACTACTGTTGGAACTGCTGGAACAGTCAACACAGGTGGCGGTGGAGGTGGTGGTAGAGACGGTGGTACATCTGGCGGCTCTGGCGGCTCTGGCATCGTCATTATCAAATACACAGTAACACCCGCCACAACGGTTGATGTTGTTCAGCAATTCAACGCAGACGGTACTTGGACTTGCCCCGCAGGAGTGACCGAGGTGGAATACCTTGTGGTTGCTGGAGGTGGTGGAGGTGGTGTTAGTGATGGCGCATCAGGGGCTGGTGGTGCTGGTGGTTTTAGAACTGGTACTGGGCT